TCACATTCTGTGCTTGAATGTAGGTGTTCATTGGTAATAATATATCTGCATCATAATTACACACTACAGGTGTCTCAACTAACATCAACATGTCGTTTATAATTTTTGTTCTGTGAAAAACAAAATCTTCTGTCTCCTCAAAGATGTGGTGTATATTATGCATCTTGATTGGAGGCACTACCTGATCAAGCATGGGAACAACTTCCTTTAGGAATATGGATTCCTTATCATGCTCTTTTACTATCACCTGAGTATCAAAATTTTTTAGAAGATACACAAGCGAGGTAGTTATGTTTCTTATTCTATCGGGGGTCTCGCACCTCAATGGAATAATAAATGTCGTCTTTGTAAGATCCCATGAATTCAATGGTTGAATTTGTAGATCCTCATACATTCCAAGATCAGGAATCTCTACTCCCTCTTGAATGATTGTATCTGCCATTACTTTAAAACCTCCCAATTGCTACAGTATAGATCAGATGTAATATGGTTCCTAGTATAACCTATTCCGAACCATTTGTCAGGTGCTATAATCCTTTTGTTAGGATTACTACTCAACCATGACCCCCACCAACTAAATGATGAGTTGGCGATAATAAAATCAGAACACAAACTCATCATGCACAAGTCTGCAAGATTGTCACCACCTTCTGAGACAAGGAACCTGTCATCAGGGAACTCAGTGCTACACCATTCAGGATCATCAGAAAAAATAATGACAGTGCGATTTGAATCAAACTTTGATAGTGCAGCATCATAATACTCCTTAGGACATGGTGGATGATTATCACAGTTCTGTATATAGTCACCTCTGCGAACATGTAATGCTATTGGATCATCTACAGTCGCAATCATTTGTTCACAAGGGGTTTTGATTTCATTTTTAAATTCAAAATCTTCCCTTATCTCATCCTCAATATGCTCAAAATATTTTGTGCTTTGTAGATAAGCGTATACATTATGACCGTCAGGCATATTATCAAATAAGTTTTGGTCAAAATGGAAGTGTGCTTCTTGAACATATCTACCTGCACAGGTGCCTATGTTTGTAAGTCCCTTCAATTTGAATGCCTCAAAGAGTTGATGGTCTGTCCACTCGTCTTTGAAGTCGCTATCAGGTATCATAAAATCAAAACCACGATGAGCAGCGATGCCTCGTAGTCCTGCATACTGGAACATTTGATTACCCAGTCTGCCATGTCTACCTAAATGGTTGAATCCTATAGTCATGATGAATGTTTTTCTTTCAAGTATTCAATCTCTTTTGGTAAGAGATCTTCGTATTGTCTTTGTGTTTGATTGGGATGCTCTCGATTTGAGATGTGATAAGTTTTTATAACTGCTGGTTGTCCATGATCTCTATACAATCTATAGTACATGTCACAGTCCATCAACATTACAAGTTCCTCATCAAAATACTCTTCAATACCTTTTCTCAATGCGAGAATGGATGGTGAACTAAGAGTATTTACCCCTTCTAATAAACGGTCATTCCATACTGGCAACTTTGGATTATAATGGGTCTGTCCATTATCTAGGGTATGTGCAAAACCTGTGACTGCCCAGTCAACATCATATAATCCAAATGCTTCGTGTAAATCTTCTGTGAGGGTTTTTGTTAGTATAAAATCATCAGAGAAGAGTACTTTCAGAATGTCACCATCTGCGTGACGAAGAGCGTGATTAGTGTTAGCAGATATGTTCCCAAGATTATTCTTATTTCTAACATAGTTTATCTCAAATAGATCAGAGTATTCTTTACAGGCATTGACAACTTTATTAGATTGTCCATGATCAGAAATCCAAACATTAAAGTCCTTATCAGTCTGCTCTGACAAAGCGTAGAAAATGTCAAACAAATATGATTGACATTTAGGGTTACTATCATGGGTCGGTATACAATAACTGACCGTCATCCGTTGACCTCTTTGACTATCCTATTAGTCAATCTAGGAACAACATCGTTGTCGCTATGAAATTTTTTTGCCCTCTCATAGTTATCTTCAATAGCATCCATCCTTACATCATATTTTTTAGAATCAAGATGTGATAATATAATTTCTAATTCCTCAATATTATTAAATGTTATTATACCATTCATGTTGAACCAATCACCAAGATTTGGACAACCATAATAAATTGGAACAGTCTTTGATGCAAAACAATCTATAACCTTCTCTGTAAAATAATTTTTTTGTATAGAATTTTCTACAGCGATATGAAATTTTGCGGACTCAAAAAAATCATTCCTTCTGTCATGAAATGGTGGTGATTTATGTGAGTAATATTGCAAACCATTTGATACATCTATCGAATCAAGCAACTCATATATCTTCAGACGTAATTTATGACCTACAGTCTGATATTTTTCGCTAGTTACAAAGGTTACATTATTACCTTTATTAAGTTTCAAGTCCTTGAAATCTAACCAACTACTACCCCATTCAAACAACTCTGCTTGAGGGTAGTGATCTAATATTTTTTGAGTAAAAGTATATATTTTATCGAACTTCATAGCACCCCTAAGTGCTCCCTCCGTCACGGTAGGTAATATAGAATATGGTTCTGCCAAGAATAAAATTTTATAGTCTGCTCTCTCATCATAATCTAAATTATCGATAGAGATACTTACATTTTTTTTGAGGTCAAGTCCTCTGTCACCCCATGGATTCCACCATAGTGGATAGAATTTAGTCATCGTATTTCTTGGAAATGATAATGGAAACCAAAGGTTTCTTTTTCACTGTCAGGTAGAGTTTCTTCTCTAGAAAATCTACTCGCCACCGCGACGGGAGCATACACACATCCCTGTCCCTCGAAGATGTGTCGATTGTGGCAACATATGTTCCCGTCCTCATTATATAGTCCGGCATTCATATGCTTATAAAAATTCCCTTCGTTTACTTCCCAAGGGACGGTGACTTTACTGGGGACGTCGAGTAAACGCTTGGAGCGTAAGGAAAATCCTCCATTCCCAACTCGCTGGTTCTTTCCCCACGGATCGAGGTAGGCGTTTGGGTCGTCTCTCCACGGTGCCCCGATATAATCATAGGCAAGAAACTCAGGATCCCATAGATGAGGACGAATAACGTAGCCGTCCGGATGTATGAGAAGGCAATGCGAGGTCCTGACGTGATTAGTAAGATTGTAAATACAATAAAAATTAAAGTCATTGATACTTTGAATGGGATAAGTTTCTTCATAAACAACCTGATCACATAACCCATCAGGTTTTTTACTACCTAAGAATTTGGCAGCACCCCATTCTATAGATTCACAAGATTTATTTATTGCGTACACTGCATCTGACAGGTCTAAATCTGCCAGCATAATTAGAGTAACTTCAGGTATTTTTAGCACGGTTTACCGCCCTGTTAAACATACTGTATAAGTGTAACATATTTACATCTAAATTTCTAGCTCTTATAAACAAATCATCATTATCTGCCAACAAAGTTTTAGTTATGGTACTATAATCATTTACCCATAATACAGGATAGTTATGGTATAATCTCTCCAGATATTCATTCTTCTTCATAATGGGAACTCTTCTAAGATACAAAACCTCCCAATTTCTATGACAATCCACAGCATTTCCCTCAGGACAAATCATAAACTTATGATCCTGAATCTCTTTTAGATATGAATTATAATCTTTTCTCTCTCCTACCGTTGCGTAGTGGACTGTGGAAAACATGTCTCGAATGTTTCCACGTTCCGATAAGTTGGTATGCTCAGAATGATTAATGTAGAGAAGTTTTCTAGGTTTGGGATCGCTTCCCATCGCACTGATGAGAACATCTTGTCTATTATCTTGGACATGTAACCTCCTACCCACACCGTATGGGAATGGGTGTAATTTTTTATGGTTTCCTATCGCATTGGCACCATATACCCCCAATACGTTAGAAGGTATATTAATATCATCATTGATAGGAGTATCTTCATTGTTGCAAAAGATTATAAATTTTTTATCTAAAGAAGAACACAACTTCATTAGATCATTGTTTGACTGCAAATCATCTACCCAACGTTGATCACTATCGTTGTTGCATTTGATTGGTCTATTATATAATCTGATATTATCTATGAATAAAGTAAGCACTGACTTATCACTTTGTTTCACAAAAGTAATAAACTCTTCATTCTTTTCATTAGCATTCTTCATGAATGCCCCATAAACCTGACCTATAACTCCTGCTTGATCACCAAAATTATAATCACAGTGATCTGCTATCGCAGGTCCTGAAATTATATTCATACTGTTTTTATAAACTTTTTCATTTTACGATTTTTTTGTGCCCTTACATAAGCAGGGAATGAGTCGTCTATGGGAACAGTGGTGGGTGTATACAAATAACTTCTACCATATGGATCTTGATTATTCTTTATCCTATCTTCCATCGAATCTCTGAACTCCGCTTTGTTATTTTCCTGATGCTCATAAGCATCCATCTTCTCCCTCACTGTATCGGCATCACCAAAGAAACTCCAGTGCCATGATGCGTCAGCGATTTTATATGCATGTTGATGAGATTGACGCAGTTTATCCACACTCATTGTTTTCAATGTTTTCATATCACAAACTCTTGTTCCCATCCATTGATCCTCACACTTTACATTTAGATAATAGTAGAACAAAGGACCTGTCAATACATAATGATTACTAGGATCGAACCATTCATCAATACAATCTAATGCTTCTGGATTTGCTATCTCATCTGCATCACTTGTCAATATAATGTCATCATCTTGTGCCTTTCCAAGAAAACCATATATTGCTGAGTCCTTATGGAAACATGCACGTTGGTAATGTATGGGTAAATCTTTTATATTTTCCTCAATCATACTTCTATGATATGGTACACCCTCCCAATAATCTTGAAGAGTTTCATTATTGTCTTCTGTCAGGTGATATATTATTTTGTCTTCCCACTTTGCAAATCTTTTTCTAT